ACTTTTATTAGAGTACAACAATGCTAAAGCAAGTAAAAATGAAGAAAAGGTACGTATAGTAGATCAAAAAGCTTCTGAAAGACTATCTGCTGCGGAATGGAAAAATGCGAAAAAGAACCAAAAGAAGCTACTTAAGCAGAATGAGCTTGATTCAAAGGAAGAGAGGGAACAACAGCGTATAGCTTTAGAAACAATTAAACAGAGAATACAAACGAACGACTCTAATGATGTTAACAAAAGACTAATAGAAGAAATAAACCGAGAGTTAGAGAAATTAAAAAACGATGAAGCATACGAACCCCCAACGCAACAAGATCTGTTTTACACGAACGAAATAGCTGATGCTGTAGATGACGCTGAACAACAACCTTTACCTTTACCTTTACCTTTACCAGAAGTTAAAGGTAAAGGTAAAGGTAAAGGTAAAGGTAAAGGTAAAGGTAAAGTTAAAGTTGAAAAAGTAGTTAGTAAAAATACCGTAGACGAGAACGAAGTAGCTAGCTTGGTGAACGACCTTTTAACAGATGAGGAAAAGGAGAATGTAGTTGCTAAAGGTAAACCAAAAGAAAAAATATTACCTTCTTCTAACTATTTCTTTACAACAGCAGGGACACCATATAGAAATGCGAAGGCCTTAATACAAGCATTAAATAAGCAGGGCAAACGTCACCTTTACGACGTTATTGAGCGAGATGGGGGTTTTGTTGGCGAACTTAAAAAAGGAGTACCTAGCAAAACTACACTTTCAAATATTCCTAAAAATCCAGAAACTAAAGCTCGCGATGAAGCTACAAAAGCATCAGGCCCCGGTTGGAAGCAAAGAACTAAAGCTCGCGCTACAGCTACAAAAGCATTAGGCTCCGGTTGGTCGATTCAGTTCCCACACCTACTTGAACTAGTAGACAATAATGAACTACCTGAATTTTACTTAGAACTTACGGCGATAGAAAACGACGAAGTACTAAGTACTAAAGAAATTAGGATATTACGTCTTTTCAAAGAATTAATAAGTACTAGTACCCGTAAACTTTATTCTTACGACCAATCTAGAGTTATAGTGGTGCTTAAAGCTGCGGTAAAGAATAATACTTTATCTGATTTTACAGATCTTAGTACTAAGCATGGTTGGAATAACGAAGCAATACGAAAGAAAGCAGGACTGAAATCTTCGTCTTCAGTAGTTACAGTTATGGATAAGATATCTGAAAAGCTTACTAAAGTTTACGGGCAAGGTGGGGTAGCCGCTTTTTTAAAAGTTTCAAAAAAGAAAGTTCGTATATTAGAGAAAGCGAAGGAAATTGGTAGTGTCACACCTAGTGTGACTGTCTATGAATATAACGCTAACAGTAAAGTTATTAAAACTGTTGGGGGCGGCGGAACTAACATAAATAAATGGAATAAAGAGCCCTACGTATCGGAAGAACATAGTGCTGCTTTAGACACAGTTATAAAAGTATTCGGAACTGAATGGAGAGTTGATTACCCAAAATTGGGTTCTTTGTATACTGATCGTAGTTACGAAGCTTTTTACAAAGAACTTAAAAAGGCTAAAAAAGAATTTAGACCAATAGGTGAAATAAAAAATAAGCGCCAAAGAGCAGCGGTATTCGCTTTAGGCGAACAATGGGACAACAGAGAATGGATAGCAAGCCGAGGCTGGTCAAAAGAAATAACGGATAGTTACTATCTCTTAAAAGAGGAGTTTGATAAAGGGTTATATAAGGTCTTTGACAAAAGACTTGCGTCATTATCTCAATTTATGAAACTCCATAAGGTACTAAACGCAGAAAAACCTAAAAATCCTACTAAAGCTAAAGCCCTTGATGCTATGTTTACTAATTTATTAGGGCAAAAGGGGTTTGATAAAATAAAGCATAGAGTTCATTATTTTAAAAATTTAAAGGAACTATCTAGTTGGTTAGGAGAAATAGGAAACACAGAAGACCAACAAAGAGTTGATGCTGTAATAAAGGAAGACAGGGGGATTATTGAAGGAGGGGTTTTCAATGGTACTGAAATTGCATTTGTGCTTGATAATATTGCATTGGGGAAAGAAGCTAAAATATTTATGCACGAAGTTGGTGGGCATATAGGTTTAGGTGGTTTTTTAAGTAAAGATTATATGAAAGAGGCAGCTGAGCTGATTCAAGGCTGGGCTAAAGGTGAGGGAGGAAGCGCTTTAGACCAAAGAATAGCTAAAAGCGTTGCTACTATAATGGACTTCGCGGGGGAGGGACTTCACGAAGATACAGTTACCGAAGAATGGGTAGCTCATTTTATATCGGAAGCTACTTTGGCTGGTGAAACTCCTCAGAGCCAAAGCGAAACAGGGTCGTTACTGAAGAATATTATGGCTATGTTTAATGATGCCTATTCTAAGTTCTTAAGTTATATTGCTGGTACTTCGGTTAACGCAGATATAACAACTCAAACTTTTCTTGATATGGCTGCTGGTGCTGCTTACACAGAATTAATAAAGCCGAATAAGTCTTTAAGTGGGGCTCCAAAGTTCTCAGTATTGACTGATAGGACGGAAGCTCGCATAAGAAAAATGTTTCCCAAAGATAAAAAGGGTAAGTATATATCCGAAGTATGGATACCTATAGCTGAGTATCCAGAATTTCAAATATCTCAAAGCCGGTTAGAAAAAACAGAACGTCTAAAAGTTGAGGCACAACGAAGAGACGCGGCCCAGCACGAAAAGGATATGGAAATTACTCCCAAATTCAGTATAGTGGAAAAAGAAAATAACAAAGAGAAAAAAGAGACTAGCGATTGGGTTGCTAATACTTTCGGTAACACAATGGGATCTGCGTGGGATACTACTGCTATAGCATTAAAAAACGCCGTTGACCATACTAAGTTTTTACACCAGCTCGTTGAAGCTTACGGAAAAGTGCTCCCCATCATTAAAACCATATACCTTCATATGTTAAGCGCGGAAAAAACGCGAAATGAAATACTAAATCACGTTAAAAGTATAGCTGTTCGAGCTAGTGATCTATCTAAAATAAAGTTCATCCAGCTTAATAAGTTTATAGGTGACTCAACTGTTCAGCAAAAGTGGGGCTATAACCCTTACGAAGAAAAGGATCTAAAACATAAAGATATTAAAGTTGACGTTGCTTTCGCGAAGAGATTTCGTAAGCTAGATAAAGAGCAACAACAAATAATTAAAGATGTTTTCGCTCACGGGATGTTAATGTTGAAACGTAAACGCGAAATTGCTAAAGCTCTTGGCCTTGGAAAGAATTCAACAGCTTTCTTTAGTGTCTCCGGTTTGGATGGACCGTATGCCCCGTTAATGCGGTTCGGTAATCATATTGGGCTGTTAAAGTCTACGAAATTATTAGCAGCGGAAACTGCTGTTAGCCAAGATGATAACACTAAAAATAGAAAGCTTTTGGAAGACTTACGAGCAGACGAGCAGCATTATGTTATGGAGACTTTTGATACTCCCGGTGAAGCGAAAAGATTTGCTAGAAAACACGAAAAAAAGTGGGCTTTTTCTAAAGCCTTAATGAAAACAAAAGAGTTAACCGAAAGTCGTTCAGATAGTTTTGTAGTATTAGAACAAGTTTTAGCTGGTTTGGGGTCTATTACTATGGACTCAAAAGCTAAAGCGAAAGTTAAGAAAATGGTTACAGATTTGTATTTGAGCTCTTTAGATGAGACAAACGCAAGGAAATCGCAAGCAAAACGTAAAGGTCTTGCCGGGTTCAACGCAAATATGATTCGCTCTTTCTTAGCTCAGGCTAATGCTGAAGCTGGTCTTATTGCCCAAATGGAACACGGAAAGGAAATAAATGAGGCCTTCTTAGAAGCTAAAGAAGACAGTCGGGGTGATTTAAAGCTCACTAGAATGTATAACATGATAGTGAGCCACTATAGGTACTCGCTTGATACTAGAAACACTCCTATAATAGATAGAATTGCTGCGTTAAATACTGTGTATATGCTCACGTCTAGTATAGGCTACCATGTACAGAACGCTACACAGCCCATGATGGTTACTATTCCTAGGTTGGCTGGTGACTTTAACAGCTACAGCGGCGCATGGAGCGCGTTAATTAAAGGGTATGGAATAGCACGAGATATTGTCGACGTTGATGTTAAAAAATGGCATGTGTCAATTAACATTGAGAAAGCGCCGAAGAAATATCAAGCGCTATTGCATAATCTAGACTTGAGGCAATTATTAGATGTAGGTATAGAACAAGATTTATCTGATTTCAAAAGTTTCGATACTGACATTGAGCTAATTAACAAAGGAGGTGAGCTAGCTAGTAAAGCTTCGCATAAATTATACCAATTGGCTCGTGCAGTTGAAGCATATAATCGTGTTTCAACCGCGATAGCCGCTTATGACATGGCATCAGCTAACCCGAATAAAATTAAGCATATGGATATGTCTACAGAAGAGTATGCTACTAATATTGTAGAAAATACACAAGGCAATTTTGCTGCTATTGACGCTCCAATTGTTCTAAAATATCTACCTAAACTTACAGTACAGTACCGTAAATACCAAGTGATGATGGGTTGGGTTTATGCTAATGCTGCTAAGCAAGTTTGGGCGGGGGACACTAAAGCAGAACGAGCAGCAGGAGCTCGTACAATTGGTTTCGCTTTAGGACACGCCGGGGTGTTCTCAGGTATTGCTGGCTTACCATTACTGGGGCAACTCGCTGAATATTTCATGTACTTTAGTAATGATAGTGGTGAGCCCGCAGATTTTGAGCGTTGGCTACGAGAAAATTTAGGTGATGACGTATTGGCTGATATGTTAACGTCCGGAGTTCTTTCCGCAATAGGTATAGACGCATCAACCAAACTAAGCCAAGAACACATTTTCAAACCATTGCCGTACAGCGATTTTGGGTTTAAAAGGGAAGAATGGTTATCTTACGTTGCTGAAGCCGGTTTGGGCCCAACTAGCGCGGTAGCAGGTAGTTTTTTTAGAGCCGGTGAATACGCCAAAGAGGGTAACTTATATCGCTTTATTGAAAACTCAGTGCCAAAAGGATTCCGCTCATTGATGGAAGCTTTTCGGCTTGGGACAAAAGGGTTCACGTTGAGAAATGGTGATGTTGTTGCAGACCCAAGTGATTTCGGATATATATATTTATCACTTCACGCGTTAGGTATTCCTGTTAGTACCGTGCAGAAGTTTAAGTGGACAAGAGGTCAACAGTTTGAATTGAGTAAGTGGTTATCCGAGGAACAATCCAAGATACGTAGTACTTATGTAGACGCGTATAAAAAGAAAGACTATACTACCATGAAAGAAATGAGAGTTGAGTGGAACAAACTGCAAGACGCTAAAGATAGAGTACGTCCTTTCTATAATGATGACAGAGAAGCGATTAGGCGTACTCCAATAAAATCGTTATTAAATGCTCCAAAAGACCAAGAGAAAAGAAAAAGTAAATACGCACGCTGGCTAAAGCAATAGACTAATGGCACTACACAAACACACACCAAAACAAAAAGCTAAGATTTTAAAGAGACGGAAGGTAATATGGAATCTTAAAGCTAAAAAGCAAAAGAATAAGAAGTAGTATTACTCTAAGATAGTTTCGGTGGCAACCCCACCCTCTGTTTCAACTAAGTTTAGTGGAGCACTACTACCGAATAGTTTGCTATATTTAAACTCATAACATCTTGCTTGCCCGCTCGGAACAGTTGTTCCTGATCCTATATAGTGCTTACTGCTTATCTTACCGTCGGCGGTATATATTAAATACCCACCTTTATCTAGTTCCTCTTTCATTGTCATGGGAGCTACACCATGCTCTTTACACCAGTCGGCTATCGCTTTAGCTGTTATGAGCACTTTCTTGTCCTCAATACACACTCGCCCTACCGCCGGGGCACGTAACATTTCCATAGGCACTTCTTTCCTCTTTGCTCTTGCGTCTCCGAAGTGTTTAGTTATGATGAGTCGTCCCGGAAGTGTAGATATCAGCTGTGCAATATGTTCGCTAATGTCCGTATTACTTTCTTTTCTGCTTGCTCTCATTCGTGTTACTTGGCCTAACGCCCACTCCTTCATGCCGTTTATGTCAAACGAAACTAGCCCAAGCTTTTCTGCGATTTTGCCAGCGACCATAGCAGTAACGATAGTATCTCTGTAAAAACGTTCTTTATTGTCTTCTTGAGACTCTGGGTTGAACTTAACTCTGGCTGCTACTAGTTGTTTACGCACCCAGTCATGGTTCTTAATTATAAATCTTAAAAAGGGTCTGCAAGCTTCTCCATAGACGTTATCCATGTGGTGCTCAACAAAGGCTTGAGTTATATCTGGAAAAGTCTCCATGCGATAATTTTCTGGTAGCTGCACTTCAAAAAACCGTAACTGCGTAGCCTCAACTCTATATCCTGCTGGTAACTTACTGATGTTATCGTGCAGTGAATCGTTACTTGTGATGAAACTGTTTTTAAACCACTGACCGCCGACAGTAGCAAATTTACCATTAGAGCCAAGTCGTTCTTTATCACGCCCATTAGCTAATGCGTATCCCGTTCTGGTTAACTCCTCTGGTAGTCTTCCAGAAAATTCATCTAACAGCATGGGAACGGAACCCATAATAGCTATCCGTTTAATGACTGCATTCAATGTAGATCCTTGCTCGCCGGTCTGTCTTTCCATAAATTCGGGTTTGCCGTAAAAACCGCACGCTATTTTTGCTGCAGTAGATTTTCCTGTACTGGCATGGCCTGTAAAGGCTAAAGGTAAACCGTGCCAGTTAGATGACCCCATTAGTTCGACTAGGGATGACCCCATGCTATGGCATAAAGCAAATTGAAATGGCTCCGCCCCGGGACGGTTATACAGTTTATCTATGTTGTGTATCCACTCGTCGAGGGTGCCTGAAGTGCCGAAATTTACAGTGATATCAGCGGGAGTGTCTGGGTCGCATAATACTTCTTCTTCGCCTTTAAGCGTAATCATTGTAGTTCCCATTACGAACCCTTCGCGGTCATCTGTCCACCCAAACTGGTCATATGTTTTAGTTTCAATACGCCACGCTTGTAGCGTTTCTATTAGTCCTTCTGCAAATTCGGCCATATCGTTTCTCGCTTTATTATTCCTCATTAAAAATACTTCGTGTGCTGATAATGTCTTACACATTAAATCAGTAGACGCTAATTCAAAAGTGGGCATAAAGAATTCTCGCCAATTCCCATTTTTCTCTTTAGCACGCCAATGAATAAGCCAAGTACCCTCTTTATCCTTAATTCTGTTGATAGGATATATGAATGACCTACAAAAAGGCCTCCATTTGACTACACCATCATCATCTTTGATCGCCCTTGATATGGTCTTGCCGTTCCATCTATACCCGTTACTCGGCCAATATGGGATCCGTTGTCCTTCTATTATGGGTATATTAGCCAACGGAACCGTATTTTCTGGCTTAGTTTCCTTAGAAACTGAATCTGCTTGCTCTGTATGCCCTAACTGAATTGGGTGTGTGCACTTATCAGATACGGGGCACTCTTTCATGCAACCTATCTGCTGATCCATTTCTACGCACGACGTCGGGCCAACAGTCCAACCATCGATTTTCTCTTGCGTTTCCTCCTTAGAATACCCCGAGTAACCTTTACTCCATTTGTGGATTATAGACTCGCCATTTTTACAATGTTTAACCACTCCAATCGCTCTGTGCCAATGTGGTTCTGGTATGTCTCCTCCTTTATCACGGAACTCACGTATCGCGGCGCAATGTTCTGCAACTACATTAGCATCTGCCATAGGGTAGTCGCCAAGTGCCGCAGCAAACGGGTTAGCCATATCGTGGCCGTTACTCTTACTTGTGGCAGGAGCTACTTCATTCTCGGTTATATAGTCGTGCAATTTACCGCGTAACACACTTAGTGGGTATTGTTTGCCCTCTTTAACTAACTTTACTTTTACCGGCGGATCAGTTTTTCGATTGTGCGTCCCAACTGGGCGCAGTATACGGGCGCTATCCATATCGACAGCTCTATCAATTTTAATGTTTAGGTGGTTAGTTATATTTCGCTTACACGCTGATAGTTCTTCCCACGTTTCAAGGTCTATATCTTCATCTAATGAAAAGTAACAATGATAACCACCACCAGATGATGTAATGGTAGGGGTTAGTTTTAAAGCTGTAGCTAGCTTTATTATGTCTGCGAGCGCGTCTTTGCGAGATGCGTACTTCTTGGGGTCTTCGGCATCGACGTCAAAATCATCGTACAAAGATCGACAAGCGACGATATTCTCTTGAGTTCTTAAACGGTTTTTACCTTTTTTCTCATCTCTGTACCAATCACCAAAAGAATTAACCGCGAAATAAACAGTCTCGCCCTTATCATCAAAGAACTCAGCACCTAATGCCGCGTCTTTAGCACTACCATATTTTTTATATTTAAACCAAACTCCGCCTTTACCCGTTGGGGTTGCTAGCGCTATAACCTTATAGCCCTTTTCTGGTAATATTAAATCTAAAAATTGTAAAGTCCCCATGCGCCGCCTAAAATAAAAAGCCGGACGTGTTTCCGGCTTTGGATTACCTAACGACTTTTAGTCGTCAAAGTTTAAATTGTCTAACGCTTCATCTATATCGTCAAAATCCTCTACTTTAGACGCTTTAGGCTCTTTAGGTGTTGCTTTGGGTTTTTTAGGTGCGGCTTTTTTAGCCTCAGTTTTTTTAGGTTCGGCTTTTTCCTCTGTAGTGGCTATATCTGCTATTGCCTCAACAGTGGTAGTTGGTGTCGCCGCTACGCCTGTAATTTGCTCAATTAACTCGGCCTCAGATTTAAGTGTTTCTTCTACTTCTGTTAGTTCCATTTCTTCAACAAAACGAAGCGCCTTAAATGTTAACGCGGGGTACGCCACGTTATGGTCAAAAGATATTTTTGTAACAACATAGCGTGGCTCTATTCCTCTTTTGGATAATTGCAACCCATATGAACCTAGAGATTTAAGCGTTGCTGCTGGTACTCTTAACAACATAGGATCGTTAATTTGTGACACCGAAGCCACAGCTAAACGCATAGAGTCGCCACAGGCTTTACCTTTGCCCCCACTCATAGTAATTCTAGAGCCCCACTGGTTATGAGGGCAGAGGGCACATTTCTTAGACTGAGGTACTTCTGCATCCAGCGCAGGGGCTTCGCTATCGTTAGAGTAGCAAGTAGGTTTAGCTACACTACCTTCCTCATATCCTTTGTCGTAGTACACTTTAGACTTGTTTGGGTTAACCGCTAGCATTATTACCTCTAGCGAACTTACAGGTTCGTCGTCTCCCGGTTTAGTAATTAAGTCTCGCTCATCGCCGCGTTGTACGTGAAACACTTTTCCTTTGAGGGAAATTACTGGAAACCCCCCAACTGTTATCGCAGCGGAAAACAAATTATTATTTAAAGTTTTATTTTGTAAGTGAGCTGGAAGCTCACTTTTATCGAATGTAATTAAATCGCTCATTATTTTTATCCTTCGTTATTTACGTCTAAAATTAATAACCTGCGTCTCATCCCAGTTAACTCCAGGAGGTAGGTCGTCATGTTCTGCCCTGAATTGTTCCACGGCAACTTTACTTACACGGTGTTCAAGCATTTCCCAAGCGTTATCTTCTTTGATGAAGTTGAGTAAGCTATCCCAATCAGCTACTCTAGCTGAAATTCGTGTTGATCTATATGCAGTACCAACACCTCTAGCAGAAACATTATCTATGCCTCGGTCATTAAACCTACGTAAGAACTCCACCTCAATGTTACCTTGCTTATCTTTATCAACTGAATCGTCCAATTGGTAATCGGCTTTTCGCTGTGCTCTACGGTCACGTAGTGCGATAAATAGTTTCAATAATGAAACATCGTCCATATCACTAGCTTTTGACATTTACAATCTCCTTTTTATTATGCAACCAAGCGTCTATATCAGCTTCGTCCCATCTAAGTAATTTTTGGGAAACCCTAATGGGTGCAGGGAAACTAATTTCTCGTCTACGTAAAGCAGGTAAAGCCCCCTTAGTAATCCCTAATTTTTCAGAAACTTCTTCTGGTTTAAGTAGGTTCATATAAGTTTAAATCCTATCGTGTGTGTGCAAGAGAGTACAGGTTACATTACTTTTTGCATCGTGTCAAGCCATAACTTTACTTCTGTGGGCTTTTATTTCAGCAAGCAAAGCGCCCTGCATTTTCTGCTTATTTCGTAGCCTTTTATAGATACGTTTTTCTACTTGAGTGCCTTCAAGCATAATAATAAAAGTGCTTCTGTTCTGCCCCGGTCTACTAATACGCCCGTTAGCCTGTTCAAATGTCTCGTTCGATGTAACACACGAGTACCAAATTATCGTGTTCGCAGCGGTAAGTGTCAGACCGTGAGACATGGCCGCCGGTTGCGCCACGATAACTTTAAGGTTTTTATCCTTTTGAAACGCCCCAAATATAGTATCACGGTCATTTTTCTTAACCGCCCCATAAATAACTTCAACTGTGAACTCCTTACGCAGTTCTTCTGCAACCATCTTCACTGAGGATACAAACGGCACAAACACAATTACTTTACCTTCTGAGGCTGTGATAATATCTTTTGTTTCTTGGATTCTGGGATTAGACGGGATAGTAACTTCTCCACCATCATCGGTATATACCACGCCGCAAGCAATCTGGACTAACTTAGCCATTTTTACAGCCTCGTTAACTGCTGTTATAGCTCCTTCTTCTGATTGAGTTTGGAGTTTGGTCATCATGTCGTTGTACGCCTTAACTTGTTCTTTGGTTAACTTAACCATTCGCGTTTCGTACATAAGTGGTGGTAAGTCTATACATTCATCTCTAGTAAATCTAACTGATGGTTGCATAGCTTCCTGTACTATGCTAACTGCCTCTGGTCTAGGCATCCAAGTAAATTGCGTAAGTTGACGCATGACATGGTGCTTAAATCTATTGAAATAGAGTGGTACGTTATCAGGAACTACAAGTCTGCACTGTGCCCAAGCGTCGGTAGGAGAGTTGGGTGTGGGGGTTCCGGTCATACCCCAGCAGGATCGCTTTACCCCTTGTTTGTTAACCACTTTGTTAATTGTTTTCCACCTAGCAGTAGTCGCGTTACGTGCGCACTGGGCTATCTCATCAACTATAACTAAATCTATATCTCGTCGACGTCGTAAATCCTCTTCCACGATGCCAACACCGTCGTGATTTATGATATATACGTCTACTTCAAGTTTTAGCTGTTTAAGTCTTTTTTCTCTAGTGCCGTATAGTACTTCGTATGATAGATGTGGGAAATGGTAGAACAGCTCGTCAGCCCAAGTCCTTTCTAACGTGGATAAGGGAGCTATAATTAAAGCTTTATTAAGTTCCCCTAGGTCGCGTAGGTAGTCGTATGCCCATAAAGAGGCTAATGACTTACCAGTGCCTAATTCGCTTAAATTGAACGCTCTCTTGTTTACGGTTAGGAACGCCGCCGCGTCTCGCTGTGCTTCAAATGGTGTGAGTTGCCCCGGCCAGTCGTAGTGATACCTTATGGGTGCAGGAGCGGCGTACCCTAAGTTCCGTAATACTTTTGTTTCGTCCAGCCTGTGAGGTACTGCTGTAAACAGCTCACCTTTAATTCTTATCTGCTTGGCTGTCGGTATAACATTTAAAACCCTTTCAGGTTCTTTAAGTTTTAGTAGTAGAGCCTTTTTCTTTTCCCAAACTATCATCTTTAACGATACCCTCAATTAACTTATCTAAATAGTGTCGTGCTTTTCGTAAGTCTACGATGCCATTCTTTACTTTATAGCGGCTAACATACTTAATGATGTTGCCTTCTAGATAACCGAGGTTGTTTGAAACTATATAGTCCCAAGGCTGAATCTCAGTCTGGTAGTGACTACCGCTGACTTGCCTATCATTCGCACTCATTTACTTTCTTCCTTTTGTGTACATACTAGGGTGCTTTTTTCTCCACCCTCTGTTTGTTTTTCTGCTTACTATTCTAGTGTTGGAGTTTTTTGAACTGCCGCCTTTGGCTAATGGCACTCTATGGTCAACGTCTTTACCATCCCCCTTTGTAACTACTCCTTTAGCCAATGCACGTTGTCTTGCTTTGTTTTGCATGACACGTTTTTTCTGAACACTTGGTATTTTATTATAAGCCGCTTTAGTTCGTAGCGCTTTAGCTGATGTTTTTGGCATTAATAGCCTCCTGAACTTGTTCAACATTATCCACAACAATAGCAACTCCTTCAGCATGGTTAATACTTGCTATCTCTCTATCTTGGTTAGCCGTTGTATGTTTTATCCTACCCGGGGCTTTAACCTCAAACGCCATAAAACGGCCTTTGTAGCATACAAGTATATCTGGACAACCCGCCCGACCCATACCATTAGATACAGGCATATAGTACCATGCTTTAACCCCTATTAAATATTCCTTAATTTTCTTTTTTACTTTACCCTCTGGTGTCATAGCCATAACTTATATCCCCCAAAACTCGCAATTACTTTTTCCTACAGGGCAGTAATTTTTACACAACCCCGATGGTTTGGGCGGCCATTTATCCTCAGTGAATGCGAGCTCTAGCCGATTTATTCTAGGCAAAAACTCGTTCCATATATCTGAGATTTTATCTCTAGTGTAAATTTCCTTATCAAACTTATGTTCTTTAAGCCAAATAAACCCACATATTATGGTATCCACCCACGGGTAATGAATAAACGCAAGCGCCGCAAATAGCATTAACTGATCTGATCCCGGCTTACGTTTACCGGTTTTCCAATCTAAAAGATATGCCTTTTTAGAGCCTACTATCCCGATGTCAATAATACCACGACACCAAACATTCTTAGCATTCCATGTAGTTTTCCTAAAATTACTATCTATAGCCATGCGTTCTTCGACAACGCGCTTACCGTCATATGAGCGTATCTTATCTACGTATTTGGCATATTTTTGTAGGTCTGCTGGTAGTTTAACTTTTTTATTTGCGTAGTGCTCTAAATGATGGTGCACTCTGTTACCCCATAGAGATGCCTCGTGTTGTTGCTCTGTTACATCTTTAGTTACTCTTGTTAAGTGATACCGACGGGGGCACGTTTCAAATGCGGTTAACGCTGAATGGCTCCAAGGTTTATATTGGGTTATCATATTTTCTTTAACGCTAGTAGGTACATTGGGTCAGCGTAAAACGGACGGTTCGCTACAATAAATTCTTCAAGTGCATTAAGTTTCTTAGTCCTCATCCTAGGTTTACTTTTCTCTTTTCTTTTCTTGTATCTAAAAGATTTGTAAGCTTTATTTAAGTTTCCTTTCTTTGCAAAAACAACTTCAGGATGCGCAGAAGATTTAAGTCTTACAGTAGCTGCGCCTTTACCCAACCCTGTCTTCTTCATAACGTCATGGTAATCAGCAAATTGACCGTCGCTTAGTTTGTGTTTTTTAGGTTTAGCTGGCATATAAAATAGGTGTGTATGTTTTAATAAAAATGGTGTCTACGGTTTTTAGTAACCTTTAGGGTTGGGATGTTTAAGCTATATCCTATAGGTAACAATAATAAGCCTTTAAGGACTTTCACCATTGCCCTCTGAACGCGGAGAAAGGAGAATAACTCTGCGTTCATATTTTTACTTAGCATCGCCATACGTATCGGCTATGCCACCTTCGCTCCAAGTAAGTAGTTCGGGCCACCAAACTGGTGGTGTCCTCATTATCGCTTGGACTACATCTAACGTCTCCTGTGCTTTATTCTTATGTACGACATAGACAAGCTCGTCGTGTACCATTAAGGCAGGTACCAACCCTGTAACCTGTTGTACACTTAGTGCGTTGTCAGCTATTACGCACCTGGCGAGGTGTTGGACGATGTTTTCATCTATTTTACCTGCGTAGATACGTGCCTTATTGCGCCCTTCCCCATATACAAACTCAAGTTTACCATTATCTTCGTTGCGTTCTGTTCTAAGATTAGGATATCTTATTACCCCTTTTGGTGTTTGTAGTCCTTCGGGAATAGGATAAATCATGCCCCACGGGTCAATCGCAGGAGCAGTCGCTCCGCGTATAATCACTTGTAATGAGTCGTGACATGTTCTCCAGCCGATAGTAATTTCAGCGTATTCCCTCCGCCACATATCAACGATATCTTTAGATTCGTCCAAGTCGATGTCTACTCCGCCCATAAATTTAGCCACTTGCTGGAATGTTTTAGCCCCTGCACCAAACCCTAGCCCCAAATGGGCAACCTTACCCACCTGTCTTTGCTCTTTAGTGACCGCTGCTGGGTCTATTTCATACAATGAACTGGCGAAGTCCTTATACAGGTCTGCGTTCTCTCTGTCGTTTTCGAACATTTCCATACTGGATGGAACTTGCCATAAGAAGTGGTTCACTCTTAATTCCATACCCGAGAGGTCAGCCACTACAACTTTATAGCCTTCAGGTGCTATTAGCGAATTACGCAGAGCGTCGGACGGTTTAGGGTACGCATGATTAATGCGAGGTAAATTCTGAGGGTTATACGCCCACCCCGACCACCTGCCTGTGGTGTCAGCCCCGTAATATTTGAGAGGTATAGGAACTTTTTTGTCTGGATGCGCTTCCGACGCTGATAAAAAAGCTTTAATCCGCGTTTGTAGTATTGTGCTCTTGGCTTCTAGCCTTGCGCTAGTTGCTGTTGCAACAAGAGGGTTTTCGTGTTCTTGTAACGCAATAAATCCTTCGTCCGTCTTAGCCAAAGCAGGGATTTCTTTCCCTGTTCGCGGTGAAATTTTTAAAGGCACTTCTACCCCAAGCGTCTCTAAAAACTTAGCGAACTTTGGCGCCGATGAAAGTAACTTTAGTACTTCAACGACAGCTTCGTCGTCGTCCATGCCTACTTCATACACACCCATTGTTTTAGCCGCTT